TTCTAGCAACAATGCCAGTAATGTATCTAGCAACGTCATCAAGACCCTAGAGTCAACTGTAGACTCTCTTAGGACTGAATTATCTAACACCAGTAATGCTAGTAACATGTCTAGCAATGCTAGTAACACCAGTAATGCTAGTAACACCAGTAATGCTAGTAATTCTAGCAACAATGCCAGTAACACCAGTAATGCTAGTAATTCTAGCAACAATGCCAGTAATGTATCTAGCAACGTCATCAAGACCTTAGAGTCTAAGATTGAATCACTTAAAACTCTTAGTAGAGAGTCATTAAAGACTCAGATTGAAGCTCTTAAAACCGCGCATGAACAAAGTAAAACCAGTGCTGAATCATTGCTGGCATCAAGGGAATCTTTCACCACCATACAACCTATGGGTGAAAGATCAATTAAGACTGAGGAAAAGATAAGAGAAGAGATTGAGTTGATGAGGGCCGATAATGAGAAGGCTCTAAAGTTACAGATAGAAGCTATCACCACGCAGCACAACACCCATAGTGATGAACAGGCTAATGCTGTTGCTAAAGTAGCTGAACCAACTGAACAATTTAAGTCACTTAGTGATAAGTTCAGTGACTTCAAGAACAGCGTTAAGGGTAGCGTCAGTAACGTAATAAAGGGGATGCGCGAGTCTCCAAGCGCTATGATCAGGGGAGGTGCACAGAGTCTAGCCTCAGGAATGGTATCATCGGGTACCATCAAGAAGGGTGGACTAACAGATACACTGTTTGGTATCAGCAAGCGTGAAGCTCGTAACGCATTCGTCAAGAAGCAACAGGCACTTGACAGCGAGAAGACTGTACCAGAGTTACAAAAAGACTTTGTGATAGCAGGAAAGACTGCAGCTAACATCAAAGGTGTAGACTCTAAGATCGAAGAGTTCAAGAAGTTAAATAGCGTCGACGACGCCACAATGGCTAAGACGAAGCAGGGCCGTGCACTACTAGATGAAAAGGCTAAGCTTACTACAGAGTATGCTAAGGTTGATAAGGCTGGCCAGTTCGCAGCTGAGTCAATTGGTGACGGGCGAAAAGAAGCGGAACACAAGAATACTTCTCCTGTAAAAGTGCCAGGAGATAATAGGTTAGGCGATACTCCAGCATTGATCGCTACAGTCGATCGTGCTGATGCACCTAAAGCTGCCGCAGCAGAGTCAATCAAGGCTGGTAGAGTAGCTACTATGTCTGAAGAAGATAAGAATGAACAACTCGCAGTTGTAAAAGAACAGACGACGCTGCTTTCAAAGATCGAGGAGAACACTCGCGGCCTCATCACCGCTAGCACGCCTAATAGGACAGAGACAGCCGCACCTAGTGATAGTGGAGGTGGTATACTAGGAAAAGTTCTTGGAGTAGCTGGTGACGCCGCCTCTGGAGTGGGATCATGGCTTAGTAAGAAGGGCGGTAAGCTAGGTAAGTTTGGTAAGATCTTAGGCATCGGCGGTATGATGGCTGGAGGTGCTGGAGCTATGGCTGAAGGCGATACACTAGGCGCTATAGGCACCGTGGCTTCAACGGGTGCAGGTTTATTAGGCGGAGGCGCCGCGGCTGCTGGGGGAGCTGCAGCTGCGGCCGGCACAGCAGCTAATGGAGCCAGTCTATTGCAGAGAGGTGTAGGGTTAGCAAAGAATATCGGCGGTGGTCTCGTAAGAGGTGTTGGTGGCGTGGTAGGGGGTTTAGCACTAGACTATGCCTCTGAGAAGTTGACTGAGTCTGGGCATGAAAAGCTGGGTGCTGGTGCGTCTATAGCGTCTGACGCAGTGACAGGTGCCGGAATAGGCGCCACTATAGGCAGCGTCGTACCTGTGGTCGGTACGGCCGTAGGTGGTGCGATAGGTGGTCTGCTTGGTGGCGCTTATGGGCTCTATAAGAATGCAGGTACGTTGTTTAGCAGTGAAGACACAAAGGGACCAAACATACCTGGAGTCGTAGAGGCAGCTGGAAGGTCAGCTCAGCTCAACACCACACAATTGCAACAGCGGCCTATTGATTTCGGCAATGGTCAGGGCTTTGGTGGCGACAATGCTGCAGATGTGCAATACACTGCACAGAAGAGTGCTATGCAAGAAGCTTCTGATGCAGTTAGAACAGGAAAAGTTAAAGATTATAACTCTCAATTAGATCTAACTGATACGATCGTAAAAAAATATGGTAAAGATCTAAGCCCAATGGGTAAGACAATATTAGAAGGTCAGGTTAGAAAGTCGATACAAGATAACATAGATAACCCAATATCTAACAAAGCAGATCTAATGAAGCCTGCTCCAAGCAACGGTGTAATAGTAGAAGACCTAACGACTAAAGTTGGTGCATTGAAGGAACAAGCGCCAGCTACGTCTAACAACACAGTCATAGCACCAAGCAACACAATGGTGAACAACACGACTGCAGTCAATAAGATGTTCCCTCCAAATAGGATACAAGACGACTCCATGGATAGGTACACTAGGTCAAGGAACGCCTTCTAAGTCTTACATTGTTACCCCTTCGGGGTTGTACCATTATCTGGTGTTGCAGTATTGTTTGTTACCGGAAGATACATTATACCATCGGTACTAGAGTCTGTACAATCTTTGTGTAGATGACATGCAAAAGAAAAGGTGCCGAAGCACCTTTGTTGTATCACAGTGAGGTTCAGTCCTCAGTCGCGATCTTCTTGAAGTACGCCATCGCGTCTTCATCTTCGTCCTCATCAGCAGCCTGTACACGAACCGGGGCCTTCTTCACCTCGACGCGCTTAGGTGCCACGTAGAGGTCCTCCTCTGAGATCGAGGACATAGCCGTAGAAGCTGTGACTGCAGCCTCTGTATTGAGCACAGACGCCATCTTACGCGCCAACTCCTCGTAGGTCTTGAAGTTCTTACGATCCAAGAACTCAGAGAGCTTGTGTTGGCTATTGACGATCTTAAGGATAGCCTCTTCATCATTACCATGACTGGTACCAGCAATGGGAGACGGCTCAAGGAACGCAGACTGGTCGTAGTTGGCGTAACCCTCAACCTTGCGTTGACGAAGCTTGAAGTCTGCGCCCTCCCATAGGTCGAACACGTTCACGGGCTTCTCATCCTCAAAGGTAGGACGAGCCTTGTCCATGATCTTGTCAAAGATCTTTTTGCCGAACTTAAAGAGTCGAACCTGACCCTCGTTCTCGGGATGCTTAGGATCAGAAACGATCAGCACGTTGGCGATGTAAGACAGGCGACGCTTCTGCTTGCGAGCAACTTCCTTATCCTTCTCATCACCAGTGTTCCAGAGACGGGAGTTCAACTCGCCGACTGGATCGTTCTCGCCCAGGGTGGTCAAGGAGTTCTCGATGTACCACTTGCCGGTAGGACCCTGAAAGCCGTGGTTGAAGATACGAACCCATGGAAGCTCGTCGCCTTCGGTCTTTGGAAGGAACCGGATGGTGGCGGTTGCGTTGCCGGCCTTGTCAGCCTCAAGCTTCCACATCCTGTCGTCCTGATAGGACTTAGCGCCACCCGAGGAGGGATTGGCGATGTTGTTGAACTCGGAAGAAATCTTACCAAAGTCCGAAGTGCGCATCTTACGAAGTGTATTAATGTCCATTGTGTGTCCTTATTTTACGCGATATTGCGATGTGTTTACGATGTATTGCTGCTCTGTATCATCCTTAGAATCATCGGGAGCGTAACCCTCGATCTCCTCGGACCAGCTATTTATCACCCTCATGCCGTAGCCTGGTGAGTTCCTTGAGTGCTTGACTTTCTTCTTGATCTTGAGACGGCCCTCTTCGTCTTCCCGATAGTTGTATGCTGTGCGGCCCATTTTATAGTTCTAACATGTTCTCTTTGTGTTGTTGATAGATTGATTGTACCTTGGCTGTGTCCCATTGTACAAACCTTTTGCACTTCCTTATGGTGAGGAAGTGATCATGCCAAAGCATGATTAGGGGTTCCCATTTCGGGAGGTAGTCCTCGAGTTCCTGAAGCATGACCATAGTCTCCAGCGTGACGTGCCCGCCAACGTAGAGCTTGAGTAGTTCTGGAACTTCGTTCTCGATCGAGTAAAGGCTGGACTCCTTGAGTTTACCCGACGTCATATGCTTAAAGATGTTATGTAGGTCCATCTCAAAGACGCGTGACCGAGACTCCTTGCGACGCAACCAAGTCATGTAGTAGTCGTCAGAGTCCTTGGAGTAGATCACGTTCTTGTTCCCGTAGGCTAGGTTGGCCACGAGAAACTGTATCAGTTGTTGGTCGGTGTCAAAGTTGTCGGCGAGCTTCTCGAATAGGCCGCGATCATTGCGCTTCTCAAAGGTAGCCTGCGTACCCGACACTCGTCCGCGCTTCTCAAAGAGGTCATACTTTTCGGTGGTGAAGTGGAGCTTCACAGCCATGAAGTACTTGTAAGCCTGGTAGCCATTCATTATACGTCCAGTGTAGCCTGCCTTGGTAGCATGTTAGCGGCCCTCATGTCGGCCTCAATTTTGTCTCGTAGGGGTTTATTTATCAAGCTCTTGATCTCATCGGGCTCCACGTAGTTGTCGGCACAGTAGAGCAACACTGCGTCCATGTGTGAGATCTTCTTAGTGACGGAGATCTCTTCGATGTGTAACGAGAACGCCGTTGGTCCCTTAAACACTCGGTGCTTTCATATAGTGTTCCGCGGTACGAATCACGGTGTTGATGTCAGAGTACTCCTCGAACTTGGCGTTGTAGCATCGCATGATGGGGTGTGTACGACCAACCTCGTCCATCTTCTCGCTGTACATGTCAAGGAACTTGTTGAACCAGCGGTCCAGCTTCCCCTTCATGTTGATGAGCTTGATGTACGCGTCCTGGATCGTCTGTAGATCATTGGCGGCGTAGGCGGAGATGATTTCGTTTTGAATGGTGTGTTTGTTCATAGTCATATTATATCACAAGTGGGAATTGTTGTACAGGGGTTTTGCGAAGATTATCCCCTGCGCATACGCGCGATGTCAATGGCTTCCTCATCCGAGAAGACGGGAACTGCGTTTGACTTGTGCATCGTACCGATACCAATGATCTTGGTACCGGTGTACTTTGGCGTCTGCTTGGTGCTAACCGGGCCCGTGACCCAGGTGTCGAGACTCTGGATCTTAGGTTGCGGCTCGGATACCTGCTTGACGACGGGCTTCACAAACCTAGGACGTGCAGCAGGCTTCGTGGCATGCTTCTTGAGCAGTTCCTCCCACTCTGCCTGAAGCCTGCGCTGTTCGGCATTGGGCTTGGGATCCTTCTTCCGCTTTCGGTTGTCGTAGATAATCATCTTAGTACGTGTTTGGATAAACCGCGTTGTAGGCGTTGTAGAAATCAATCACCCAATCCTCTACATCATAGACGTTGACACAGGTGCTCTCGCTCATCTCGTGATACCAACGATAGGCTGGTTGAACCCATGGATTGATCTCGAGCATGTCGTGGATTGTCCACAATTGGCGTTGAGTAAAAGTAGAGCTCACATGCACCTCTGAATCATGTTACGGGCTTCACCGAGACTACGACACTTTATGGTGTTCACGGTGATGTTGCGGTTGGTGACGATCCTGACGTTGATGCCGGTAGTGCTGAGAGTGACCGACTCAGAGTCCTTGGTCTTTACCGGCACGCGACCATCGACGAAGAAGAGCGTATCATAGAGCGCGTCGGAAGCGATCTTACGCATGAAGTGTACATTTGCCATCAGACCACCTTCAGCAGTGAAGCGTTTACGTTCCAGCGACCATCGCGGCCGGCGTCAACCTCGACCATCTTGATCTTGACTTTAGTGACGACGCCAGTCACTGGACGACCAACCCTGCCGGTCCAAGTTACCGTGGCACCGACCGTAAGCTTATTGGCCGCGGCTCGCACTTTGGCTTGGGTTTTTTCTTTGACCATCGAGACGATAACCCGGTTGAGGGCGATGAGTTCGTCAATAGAAGCGGCGTTGAGTTTGTCGAAGCTGATCATTTTGCAGTCCTTGTTTGATTTGATAGAACCATTATACCTAGATCCGGAATTACTGTACACCAGTAGTTGACAAGATTAGTCAACTACCGTCCCAGGACCTCTTGCCTACGAAGCAGGGCAGTCTCGCCATCCAACTTGAATCGCATGTCGTTTAGGATTAGATTATAAGTCCAATTTGGGTGAGCATTGTGTGTGATCTTCTGCTCCAAATCAATCACCAGCAACAAGGCGTCAATTGCGGTTTGCAGATAGTTCACCAATCGTTGTTGATCTGTAAT